CTTAAGCTTCATGAACATGTCGTATACTTCTTCACCGGATTCCACGATTTTCTGAAGCGCGGTAACTGACCGATCCGGAATCCGCAATTCCATCAGCATCGTCCGCTTTTGGATAGGGGACATCGCCTTCCCCAACGGATCTTCAATTTCACCTGTTCGGCTGAACTTCTCCATTTGAGCACGATTCAGTCCCTTCTGAGCCAGTTCCAACTGGTACAGAATGTGAGCCATGTTACGAAGTTCACCGCTAGACTCGAAGACTGAAATGCCGTATCTATCGAATGCTGCTGAATTCTTAATAGCCCAGGATTGCAAATCGCGGAGAGACATCCAGGCCTGCTGGCTTGCCTCGCGGCCTTTGATGTTCTGTTGCGCGAACGCCATCAGGACCGCGACACCTTCTTCCAACTCCAGGTTCGCTGTCCGCATACCAGATGCAAACCGAGTCGTCAGGGCGCTAGAGAAATCCTCAACCGTGCCCAGTGCGTTATTGTTGGCCGTGGTCAATACGTCGGCAACCTTTACCATCGCCTCGGCCTTATCAGTGGTACCGACTACGGCCGAACCCAACGCATTGACCGCACCTGTCAGATGCTCACCGGCCACTTCCATGCTCATCAAACCCGCCTGTGCGAATTTGGTGACGGTGCCGATATTGTCCAGAGATTCCTGGGCGGTAAATCCTGCAGAAGCCAAATCGTAATACCCGGCGGCAATTTCTTGGGCGCTGAACTTGGATACCTTGGACATTTCGATGGCGCGGTTCTTCATGTTGTCCCGCATTTCCGCCGAAACGTCGTTCATGATCGCCAGCGATTCGGTCATGGCTTTATCCAAGCCAATACCCATCTTCGCTATGCTGGTCATGAATGCGGCCACAGGCAACGAAATGCCTGCCGCAACTCGGGTGCCCGCGTTGAACATCCGAGATCCGAATGACGACACCAACTTCTCGCCATTCGCTAAAGATCTGGCAAGGTTGCTGGTGTCGCCTATGACTTCTACAAGGAGTGTCCCGACCGTCGTTGCCATGCTATCTGCCTTTGGCTTTCCGCGCTTGATCTTTCTTTGCTAGCGCAGCCTTCCAATTTGCTCTCAGTGGACGGCCCAACACGGATTCGGCTGTGACTGTCTGTTTCGCATGCCCGCTGTAGTTAGCAAGTACGGCAACAAAGTGTGCGGCCGTTTCTTCGGCATCACTACGACGTTTTTCGTACCCGTCCCACAGCAAGAAGAATTGCCGTGGTGTTAGCGTATGGAATTCCCAAGGCTTCAGCATGAGTTCGCCATAAGCCAATGGTTCGGCTTCGGCAATCCATGCTTGCCATGAAATTACTCCGCGACGACGGGGACTGGGCCGGGCAGAACCTTGCGGTCCTGGGGAGGGTCCGTGACGACAGTCTCTCCATCTGCCATCCGGTCGGAGATTTCCTTGCCCAAGGCACCCTGTTCCGCTGCAGACTCGAACGCGGCCTTCAACGCCACATCGATGGTACCGCCTTCTTTTACGTAGATCCCCAGGAGTCGGCCAACTTCCTCCACCGACAACCCGCGATCCTCGTGCTTCATGCCGGCCCACAGCATCGCCCGCGTGGTGGCGAACACCGCCTTGGTGCTCATCAACTGGCCGAACCCCATCCCGGTCTCCTGTTCGAAATCCGCAAGGGCATTGATATCGAACTTCAGGAACCGCTTCCTGGCGTGACCGGTCTTGGAATTGGTTTCGTACTTCTCGAACAACGCGAATGGAGTCTGGTCAATCATCGGACTTCTCCTGTCACATGTAACGAGTTACGCGAATGAGGAGGGATGCGCCCGCCCGATGGGGTCCGCACACGAGCACATTCACGGTCTTTCCGCGCCCACGCCGTCTTCCGATGGTGTGGGGCGGTCGGGGGTGTGTCAACCCACCGAACCGCCCCCACCGCTTACGGTGCCGCGTCGGGGCACGCGACCGACACCGCAAGATTACGCGGTCAACCGCAGCAACGCGGAACCCGCACCCGCACGGAACTGAGCACTGACCATACCCAACGCTCCGACTTCACCGGTCAGCGGGGGATATGACTCCAGCACCGCATTTCCAGAGTAGTTGGGATTGGTCACTCCCACAACCACGGCCTTCACTGGCCGAAGCAAAATCGGGAACGCCGCCGCCCCGATCAGTGGGAACAGCGTGGCGTCCACCGACCCACCCGCGAAGTCCTGGTAGAACTCCACGGACAGGGTCCAATTCTTCAGGCCGGGGATCATGGACCGAGTCCCAGAGGTGCCCATGGCCGTGTTGTCCAGCATCTCCGCCTCGTAGGTCAGAGTGACCTGGCGCACGTGATCGGACAGGTCCACGCTGTTGATGGAGACGAAAGCATCGGTGTAAACGAGTTGAGCCATTGCCGTTTCACTCCTTCAGAAAGGTTACAGAATCCCAAACGACCAGAAGATACCGAACGTCCCACCGCCTGTGATCGTCCAAGACGCACGCCACCAGTTATCCGTGACACCCGCCCCGATGGTTGCCTGCTGCCAGTCTGCACCATCTTCCGTCATGGTGGTATGGGTCAGGCGAGTTGTCGGGGTGGTAAATCCGCTGTTGTCATCCGACTGAATGATACCGGCAAACGTCGGGGCACCAGCGGTCAACGGTGAAACTACATGCAACGCGGAAAATACCCGCTTGTTCGCTGCGGACCCCAAGTTCAGTCCCGTGCTGGTACTGGATGAGCTCTTGGACCCCGATGCCATCAACGACCCACGCACCAAGTCGAATCCCGCATTCTTGACATCCAGCTGAGCCGTAATGATCTGGCCCACTTCACCGGACAACGGGTTGTACTGGCCCCGGATACCTCGAGTGAAGAACACCCGGTCGCCTTCGGTCTCCCCCAACGCGGCTACTGATGCCACTTCGTTGGCGAGACCGATGCGAGTGAACAGCCGATCATCCACGTCGATGTTCCAGAACATGTTCGCGGAAAGCTCGATGGTCTTCAACCCAGGGGTATAGGACCGGGTGCGATTTACGCTGGACGGTTGAAACACGGTGCCATCCAGCATTTCAGCGCTGTGCACCAGATTCAGTGAGTTGCTGTCCCCGGACAGGTCCAGTCCTCCCACATAAATCTTACAGTTGACAAGGGGAATCCCTGCCATGGTTTACTCCTTGTCCTTCGCCGGTATGAACGGCTTGTGACCCGCGCTGGGCGGCGTGGTTTTCAGTTCAACGGCACCAATCTGGAGGAAGAACGCCATATCCTCCTGTGACGCCACAATGGTGCTGCCCTTCTCGTACGATGTTCCTCGTACGGTAATGGGCTGCGATCCAATGTGCAGGTATTGCTCACTCATGGGAATCCTCCTCGTTCATTTCCTCACCACACCGGCACAACCATCGATCAGGCTTTCCCATCGCTGGAGCCTTGAACCAATGAGTGCGCGGATGTTGGCACCTCGCAGCGTCTGGATGAAATTCACGCGGTTCTGGTTCTGACGATGGAGGCGGTTCCTGCAGTTCCACGCCCAGGATTACGTCAATCGCCGCAATCGACGCCACCAATGCGGCCCGAGTTGCTTGAAGTTGCAGAGTCACTGGATTCATTGCCGCACCAACCGAATAACCAAGGAAATCTGCGGACGTTGATTCTCGTCCTCACCAAGGTCAACGGGCTCGTATTGCAACTGAGAAAAATACTTCGCTCCACTGGTTCCGGTCCAGGTCTTGAAATCCAACGCCGTCTTCACCGCATCGGCCATCGTAGTTCTGGCGGTATATGTCGCGCCCCGTACTACCACCTGCACATCTGGGAATTCCGCCACGGCGGGCACATTGCCAAATCCTCGCGCCGCACGGGCACCCCCCACTTGACGGATATAGGCTGCGGTATCTGGACGCTGCGGCAACCGACCCGTGAAGATGTTTGTCGCGACCGTACCTACTCCTGCCGTCGCAAGGCGATCCGCCACGTCGTCTGCCGTATACATTACCGGCCTCCTGGGCGAATAAGGCGAGGACGACCTCCGCCAGCGGACAATGCGGTAGGTGCTTTTGCCGCACGCATACCAGCCAACTCCACGACATAGGCCAATGCAGCATGGTGCGCGGCAGAAAACCGGTGTTCCAATTCCTGATATGCTCGCAACAAGTAGTGAGAACCCTTTGGTCCCTTATGCGGGCGTTTGCCAGTGTTCTGGTTGTAGTTCGCCTCGGTCTCATGGATGATGGCCGCATGGGCTGCCGTAAATCCGATGTAATACCGGCTGAACGTACGGGTGACGGCCCCGACTTTGAAAGAGACACTACCGGCAACCGCCATGTGTCCGGGCGTGTCGAACTTATCAACAGACCCCAACCCCCGGAACGGATCGGATTCGGAAGTGAAATCTCCTTCGACCGACCCAATGACTCCAGACTCGAACAATTCTCCGGTCTTCCACGGCACGTAGTCCAGTGAACGATCCAGCACCATCAACGCATGCCGTAAGTTGATAAATGCGGTCGTATAGACAGCGGTGGTTGCCGTTAGATGCAAGTTATCAGTGGTATCCGCAACCCCATGCACACGGATACCGCCACCAGAAGATCCACCATCCGTGGGTCTGGCCCCCGTGCGGCGACCGCCACCAGCTGCAGAACTCATGGTTATTGACCTTGTCGGTGGTACATCCACCCACACTGAACTTTCGTGTGGTGAATACCATCTGGGTCCGCATACCGCCCAACGGCAAAAATCATGGGGTAGCGGTCAAACCACTCGGTAGAGTTGGGAAGTTCTATTTTGTCCAGCACCGAGATCGGCGTGGTGGTCTGCGGCAATTCATCCACCCGAGATCCGAGCCAGACATCCAGGATACCGCTCACGTCTTCGTGGTCCTGCCGCCGCAACGACACCACCTTCCCAGAAATTCTGGCATGATACTGGACCCCTGTTACTGTGTGCGTGTGCGCTCCGTTGCGCGTCAACGCGGCGGCAACTGGATAAATAGTAACCAGATGAGGCATGAATTCCAGGAACTCAGCCTCAAAACTCATTCTCCGACTCCTTCAAACATTTTCGACGTGAATGAAGGAGTGACCCGATCCGTGTTACCCGTCATCGCTTCCTTTTGGGATACACGAATCCCGCCCGCGCTGGGGACACCATGGACGGCAATGGCTGCCTTTTCCAGTGACGTGGCCAGTTCCCGATACGCACGAGCGCGCTGGGAGGCAAGTATTTTCAAGTCACCAACCCACTTGTCGGCTTGCCTTGAATACTTCGCGGACAACGTACGGGCTGCAATGATAGCCGTTGACGTGGTGCTACCATGAACAACCAGTAAAGCTTCTATTTCCTCGTCAGTTAGCTGTGGGTCGCTTACGGTCGTGTCACCAATGAGTAGACGAACCATATCTTTCGGTTCGACTAAACTTGAGTTGTAGGTCCACGCCATAAAGCGACCCCTCAGCTTCCCGTGTGTCGGATTAGTCCAATACCCGTTCGCGCTTGTGGCGCGTGGGCAGTTCCGCCACGATCACGGTTTCCTTCTTTACGGATGCCTTCCGAGGCTTCAACCGCAAGTACCGCTGGTCGATAAGTTTGTCGGCGTGCTTCCACAACGTCACGTCAACCTCCTCACCGGGTTGATACACACGGCCATCCGCCCCCGGAATCGCCCGCAACACTTCACACATCATGATCATGCCCCTGTCTGGTTAGGCCAACGTGCCCCAACCCGTCAGTACCAAATCGGTGTAGTAGCATCGCACGCGAAGGGAGTTGGCTGCGTTGCCGCCGCCGAATTCCCCATCCCCCGAGTTGTGCAGCACTAGCGCCTTGTTCAGCAGCCCACCAATCACATTGATCTTCAAATGTGCCGAACTCATTTTGATCGCCGTACCGTCCAGCCACCCAGTGGTTTCGATATCGTCGCTCATGACGACCCCGGTCCCATTGGTCTGCCGAATGACCAAGTTATCGTCTGTCTCCGTGTACGCACCGGCCGTGGTCGTCGCCACCAGTACAGCATGCGAGAACATCCGGAGAACGTTGGTGAGACCAGGTGCAGCGACAAGTGCGATAGGCGTGGCACGCAGAGCCAACACCTGGGCATTGGTCAGAATCACATCCGCGAACTGCGGCACATGCTCCTTTCCAATCAGCGCACCGCCCGCAATGGCGCGACGCTTGGTGAGAATCTCAGACCCCATGAATCCCTCTCCTTCTGGCTGGGTGCCGTGCCGCACCCTACCAAGAAAATAGTTAGGCTACCGCGCCGTTGAAGAAGTAGCCGAGGTCCGTGGCAACCACCTTGTTGTCCCAGGCCATCTCACCCTCGACCCGGCGTGTCTTGGTCTCGCGGATGTCGAACGCATCCATTGCAATGGCGTTGCCGCCTGCGATCCCAGACCACGCGAAATGATACCCAGCGGAGGGGGTTTCCAGGGCCGGAGCCGAGGCCACATGGCACAGCAGCGCGTGCTTCCCATGCACGAACGAATACGCGCCCGCCGCACCCTTTTTGTTGGTGGCCTTGATGCTCTTGCACACCATGACCCGATCCACTTCCAGGATACGGGCCAGCAAATCCGCGGTCACGTTCTCGGACGAGGTGTACTTGATCCGGTCACGGAAGTCCGGGTGGTTCTTCAGGCGACGGAACACCTGATACCCCAGCACCAGCGTGTTGGGTTCCAGACCCGTCACGGACAGGATGGCTTCCTTGCCGGTCTCGACATCCTCGACCGGATCGGAATTCACGTAGTCGCTCCACGGGTTGGTGGGTGTAACGCTCGTTCCCCAGATGCCATTGGCGAAGTAATCCGTCGCCCACTGGATCTCCTGACGAAGGAGCAGGCGCTGAGTCACGAACCGGGAGGCATTGGACTCGAGGCGAAGCATGGAATCCGCGTTGGCGCGAAGCTGCGAACCCAAATCACGGTGGAAGGCCCACACGTCACAGAAGTAGTTGTCCGTGGACAGTGTGTAGCCCGCACCGACCGACGGCGTGTTGTCGGCGCGCTTCTCCGCCTCATCACGGAACCAGTCGTTCTTGGTGAACGTCCAGTACTTGTTGGACTGCTTGTCCACTGGCACCGTCGGAAAGACCTTGGGTGCAATGAACGCGGATTCATCCTGCATGTAGGCGATGCTGATCTGCGTCAGCACTTCGTCGAGGTGAGCATCGCTCTGAGTGGGTTCACTCTTCCGGTACGGTGCGTTCTTCATGAGACCTTATCTCCTTCGAATCAGTGTCATTCAACCGCTGGCGCACCCAATGTTCCCATCCTGATAGCATGCCTCGTCCGAGGCGGATGAGAAACAAATGGAGTTGCAGCGTATGACGGTTCATCCGCTATGCGCCACGACTGGGATTCATGCAGTTGAACAGCACCGTAGCGCGTTCCCCTGCGTTGCTTGCACCGATCAGCACGTGACCCACGATGTAATTGCTCGTGTCCGTACCTGCCACCTTGGCATCGCACTGGCCATCGGCCGACGTACCCATCAGGTCGCCGGGAGCCAAAGCGCCATCCGCCTGGACTTCGGATACACCCGCGACCATGATCTCCGCAGCCACACCGAGGGCGTTGGGCTTGTTCTGGAGGATGCCGCACGGGATATCCGTAGCGGCTGCCACTGCGATGACGCGACCGTTCGAGTCCAGCTTTACGAACTTGTACTGGTGAGTGGAAAGGTCGGCACCGGCTTCACGACTCATTGCGAACAGAGGAACTTCCATCGGTCCTATCTCCTTGATTTGGGCCTGTTACATCAGGACGGTGTGTCAGCCGCGCGCTTCCTTCACCAGGTCTGGGCGTTCGGTCAGTGTCTCCTCGTATGCCTGGGTGAACGTCAGCTTCGGATTCGCAGCCTGCTTCTCCTTGGCGATCTTCTTCAGTTGGCCGGTCGCATCCGCCACCGAAGCGGTCGCACCGTCTCCGCCGATGGCACCCGTGACCTGGGCCAACGCCGCACTGCCGGACTTGATCATCTTCTCCAGTTCGGTGTAGTCGTCGGCCGACACAGACTTCTTCACACGGTACAGTATCCGCGCATTGGCCCCGGCATCACCCGGAAACGCCTTGATGAGGGGGGTCGTCACGGTCACGAACTCGGAGGTCTCCCGCTGAACCTTCTCGAACGTAGCCACCGCTGTCGCCGACTCCGCATCCGCACGGGCAGTCGCGGCGTCATCCTTCGCCTTCTGCACGATGGCCATGACATCCGGGGGAAGCGTCTTGAGAATGGCCTCATCCGAAGGCGGCGGTGCCGGTGGCGCTGGATCGGCAATGTCCGTCGCGGACTTGGCCAGGATGGTGCCGAGTACTTCCAATTCGCTCGGCGTCAGCTTACTCACGTCGATGTGCTTCTTCATGAAACCGATCTCCTTCTGAATAGGCGGAACCTTCGGTGTGCTCTTGAACAACACGATGTCAGCCTCGGGGTTACTTCCTGACGGAACCAGAGCGACTCGTGAAATGCTCAAATTCCGTAGCTCATGCGTCATACATCAATCTCCTACAGGAACGAGGGTTGCGGTCCCAGAAATAGAAAACATGGTGTATTCCCCGGCCATCACTTTGGCGAACACCACATCGTCAACCAGCTGAAATCCGACCCACCACCCTACGGGCAACGACCCTTGCGACAACCCCATGGCAGTCAATTTCTCCGGGGTCACAATCAGCGATTCAATCAACTGGCCTTCCACAGGGTCCGTGTGATTCGCGTCCAGTTCACGATGATGCAAATTGAACTGGTATACCGCATGCTCCAATTCCTGGGGGTCGATACGATGCTGGTGAGCATCCACGACAGGCTGACCATTGGCCGACACCGCCACCGACGCCCATCCAAATACCTGCTTCTTAAAGGGATTGAACTTCGTAATCGCAAACGCGGATGGTGTAGAGGTTAACGTGCGAGCGATGGCGGCAAACCGCGTCGGAATACGCAAGTCACCAATCACCTTCGCTGGGAATGTTTTCTGGACCGGAATGGGTGTCATTTTCTCGGTCGCAAACCCTGCGGTAATGGCGTCATCCGCACCCATGTACGTCTCATCGGCCATTATGGAGCGAATGGTTTCTGCCGGCAATGTGGAATGCCAGCGGTACGACGCCACAACGCTATCACGGATAGTGTCCAACGTCCCGGCTGTCTGACGCATGTCGCGAGCATTGCCCTGCACCACACCCCACGGGTCATGGATCATCATCAGTGCATTGTCAGCAATCTTGATCGATCCCCCACCCATGGCAACCACGGATGCGGCACTGGCGGCCAATCCCTCAATCAACACCTCAACGGTACGGCCTTTTTCTTGACGTTGTGAGCGTAGCGCATTGGCGATAGTCAACGCACTGAACACGTCGCCACCGGGACTGTTGATGTGGACGCGAATGGTGGTGGTGTCTGGCGAGATGTCCTGGAGGCTGGCTATGAAGGACCGGGCCGTAACCCCAAACCCCCAGTAATCGTCAATCCAGTCACCAATGAAGTCATAGATGAAGACATCGGCAACATTAGCAGACTTGGTAAATCGGAACCAGTTGTGCATACAAAAAAAGCGGAGCCAGCAGCCGCCGCTGCTAACTCCGCCTCCTCACCTCTGACGGCCGAGCACTTGATTGAAGACCTTAACCCACGATGCTTAGAACGTTACCCTGGCTCCCATGGATTGTCAACCCCCCAAACCGCTTCCGTATATATACGGGCGTATTAGAAGGGAAGGCCCATGAAGTGATTCGTCGTCAACGTGCCATGGGTGTCGTTCACCGCTGGCTTCACCTGGACGCGAATGTGCGTAAATGGCGTAGTAATGGTCTGGGCCACTGG